AATGAAAGAGACCACTCTCACTACAAATGATTATGTTTTAGGTAACTTGAAACGCATAACTGATGTTGCATTAGCCCACAAACCTCATCCAGCATCCCCCCAAGATTCCCCTTACTACGAATATAATCCAACAATCGCCTTAAAATCACTTGAATTATTAGGTAAACACAATAGATTATTCTCGGACCGTGTTGACGCTACCCTAATAAACACAAACTTTGAAGAATATATCCAGAAAGTAGAGTCTAAAGATGAGTATTAGCCCCACACCCACCACTCCCCCACAGATTAACTCCCGCCTCTACATAGAAAACTTCATAAAAATTCGTGATAAAAACTCGCAGATTATACCGTTCACTCTAAACCACGCACAACTTCGTCTCTATAATATCATCAAAGAACAGCACTCCCTAAACAAACCGATTCGTATAATAATACTTAAAGCGAGACAGTTGGGTTTTTCGACTGTTACGGGAGCACTACTTCTAAAAAATTGTGCTACGAAGAAGAATGTGACGGCAGGTATAGTTGCACATAAAGAAGATTCAGCGACTAACTTATTTAATATGTACAAATTAATGTACGACAATCTCCCACCTGAGATAGCCCCACAACAAAAGGCATCAAATGCGAAAGAGATAATATTTAATAATAACTTTAATACAGGACTGAACTCAAGAATAAGATGTATGACTGCCGGAGCGAAGGGTGTAGGGCGTTCGTTCACTATGAACTACTTACATATATCTGAGTTGGCGTTCTGGGAGGGTAACCCGAAGGAGACACTTCTGGGATTGTTCCAGGCTGTGCCTAACAAACCAGGCACTATGATAATAATTGAGTCAACTGCGAATGGATACGAGACATTTAAAGAGTTATGGGATATGGCGGTGGCTGGAGATTCAGATTTTGTGCCACTATTCGTAGGATGGAATGAACTACCTGAGTATAGTATGCCGTTTGACTCAACAATCCCTTTGAGCGAAGAAGAGAAGTCACTTAAAAAGTTATACTCACTAACAGATGACCAGATACAATGGAGAAGATGGTGTATAAGAAATAACTGTGGTGGCTCAGTTGATATGTTCAAGCAGGAGTATCCGATATGTGCAGATGAGGCGTTCCTGGCATCGGGTGCGTGTGTGTTCAATCAAGAGAATATTCTGCATAGATTATCGCAACTACCAATGGACCCACCTGAGAGAGGTGCGTTCACTTACGACTATAATGGACTAAAAATAAGACATATATTATTTGACTCGACACCTCAAGGTCCGGTTAGAATATATAAACATCCTGAACCTGACCGCAAGTATGTGATAGGTGCCGATACAGCAGGAGAAGGCAGTGACTACTTCTACGCTCATGTCCTAGATAACACAACAGGTGAGCAGGTGGCGACATATACAATAAAAACAGATGAGACAATATTTGCTCACGATATGTACTGTCTGGGTGTATATTATAATGAAGCACTACTGGCGATAGAGACTAACTTCAGTACTTATCCGATAAGAGAACTTGAGAGAATAAAATATCCGAATCTCTATGTCAGAGAGAAGGAGGACTCATTCACGCATCAGATTATTAAGTCATATGGGTTCAGGACAACTCAGATAACAAGACCGATAATAATTCAGATGGTGGCTGATATGATAAGAGACTATCCGGTACTTATTAATGATAGAAACACACTAAATGAGTGTTTGACATTCGTGCGTACAGATACAGGCAGGGCAGAAGCACTGACTGGTAAGCACGATGACGCAGTAATGAGTTATGGTATAGCACTATATATAAGACCTCAACAGAGTTTTGCTACAAAAATACTTGATGAGAATAAGAAGAGATTTAAATGGAGTGAAGATTTGAAGCAGGACTACTATAAGGCAGATAAAGAAACTAGAGAAAGGATGATAGAAAAATATGGAGAAATTAACTAGATGGCAAGAATTATATGAGAAAGCGAAAACTTCGTACTCTGATATAATTGCAAACATTGAAGATAATAATGAAGCGTATGATGGTACGAGAAAAATTAAGACTCCAAGGGGTACAAATGCCAAGAAGCAAGGGTCAGTATCGAGAAAAATGTGCTTCGAACTGATTGAGACACAGGCTGACATTACTATACCTATGCCTAGAGTATTGTCTAAAAAAGGTAGAGAAGACAGAGCCGTGATGATAGAGAATGTGCTTAGAAATGAGATAGACAGATTACCACTTGAAGCACTTGTCGATGAACAAGCGAGAATAACACCAACAGCAGGGGGTAGTATATTTTATGTTGAATGGGATAACAACATAAAAACTGCGTTCGGGGTAGGAGGACTTAGAATAAGGAACCTTGACCCAAGACAAGTTATACCTCAACCAGGTGTGTATAACCTAGATGATATGGACTATTTATTTATAAGATTTGAACAAAGTAAATATTATATTAAAAGAACATATGGTATAGATGTTGAGAACGAAGCGAGTGAAGATAATACTGAAGAAGATATGAGAACTCACATTTATTGTTACTATAGAAATGAAGAAGGTAGAATTGGACTAATATCTTGGGTTGGAGACACTATAATTCAAGAATATGATGACTATTTTGCTAGAAAACAGAATGTGTGTACTAAATGTGGTAAAGTAAAAGACCCATCAGAAAGTGAGTGTTCGTGCGGTAACAAGAAATTTAAACTTGAGAATAAAGAAAGCGAGATAATATCATACGGAGAAGGTCAAGAAGCAGATGTTAAGTATTATGTTCCAACAGTTTATCCGATAGTTGTGAGAAAGAATGTTTCGAAGATAAATTGTTTCTTGGGTTCAAGTGACATTGACTTTATAAAAGACCAACAAAACGACTTAAATATACTTATGAATAAGATAAGAGAGAAAGTTTTGAAAGGTGGTTCATATGTAACTGTTCCAGAAGGTATTAAATTCGAAGCAACAGATGAAGAACTTAAGATTATTGAGATAGGTAGCCCTGCTGAAGCAGCACAAATTACATTTAATACTGTTCAGCCAAATGTTGCTACTGATACTGAACTATTAAATCTTAACTATGAGATAGGAAGACAAACACTTGGTATAACTGATACATTCCAAGGTAGAAGAGATACTACTGCAACAAGTGGTAAAGCGAAAGAAATTGCTGTACAACAGACTGCTGGTAGATTAAAATCAAAACAAACTATGAAAGACTTTGCGTTTAGTGAGTTATATAGAGTAATGTTCTTATTCTTACTTGCATATACAGATGAGCAAGTTCCTTACATTGAAGAAAATACTAATGGAAAACTTGAGTATAAATGGTTTGATAAGAGATTCTTTATTGACGAAGATTCTGACGGAAACTTATATTACGATGATGAGTTTACATTTAGTGTTGATGTTGCAGGAACATTAGCAAATGATAGACAAGCAATGTGGAAAGAAACTAGAAGCAACTTTGAAGCAGGTGCTTATGGTGACCCAACTGCTATGGATACACTAGAAATGTACTGGACAACAATGAATAAATTACATTATCCTTGTGCACCTGATGCCTTAGAACTTATAATAAAAAGAAAACAAGAACAACAAATGTTGGCTCAACAGCAACAACTACAAGAAGTACTTGTTAAAGAACAAACAAAGAGACTATTATCTGAAAATTTAGACCAACAAAGACAGATTCAAAATCTAAAAAGTAATGATGTTGATACTGTTTTAGGTGAACTTGGTATATAATGAGTTAGGAGGTAGTTATGGAATATTCACAAATTTTAATTGTTGCTATATTAGCAGAAGCAATTTGGGAAAATTGTAAAATGATATGGCAAAAAGGCAAAGTATCTATTGATATGATAGGTAGTTTGATTATATCTATATTGGTTTGTGTACTTGCAAGTGTAGATGTTTTCCCGCTTGTTGGATTTGATTTATCAGTTCCTTATGTAGGAAGCGTTCTTACTGGTATAATTGTTAGTAGAGGTGCTAATATTGTACACGAATTATTTAGTAAAATTAAAGGAGGAAAATAAAATGGCAAAAGATTACGAAAAAGTAGTTATGGATAAAGCAAAAGAGGCTATTGCTGGTGATTTCGAAAGAGAAATTACTGAAGATGTTGTTCAAGCAGTTGCTAGTGCTATCGTAGAAGAAGCAGAAGAACAAAATAAAACTGTTGAAGAAATAGTTGATGAAATAATTGAAGAAAGCGTTGAAGAAGTAATCATTGAAGGTGTTGATGAAGTACCTGAAGGTGAAGAACTTCACGAAGAAGTTGTAATTGAAGGTGTTGAAAATGAGTAGATTATTTAAGTCAAAAAATTATTGGATTACTCAAGAATATCATTCAGGTCATAGAGGAATAGATATGACTGCCGAAGGAGGATTCGATTATGTTACAGCACATACTGAAGGAAGTGTTATTCAAGTTATTGATAACTGTAACATTAACACATCTGGTTCTAGTACTTTTGGAAGTAATTCTAGTTTAAAAGATACTAATAATCCAGGTAATATGGTTGTTATTAAACATAATAACGGTTATACAACCAGATATTTACATTTAAAATATGGTTCAGTTGCTGTTAAAGTAGGTGACTATGTTGCACAAGGTGATGTACTTGGTTATATGGGTAATACTGGATACTCATTTGGAGCACATTTACATTGGGATATGAGTGATGAAGATGGACTTAGAATTAATCCAACTGCATACTTAGATTCAGATTTACCTGGTCAAACTGCACCTGAAACTTATGATGTAGGTGACAGAGTTGAAATTGATGGTGTATATGTTTCATCAACATCTGAAAAAAGATTAAATCCGTTAATCAAACAAGGAACTATCACTAGAATAATTCCTGGAGCAAGAAATCCTTATCTATTAGATAATGGTAATATCGGATGGATTAATGAAGATTGTATCGTTAAACATACATCAACAGGAACTGTTCATATTGTTCAACCTGGTGAAAATTTATCATTAATTGCTTCTAAATACGGAACAACTTGGCAAGCAATTTATGAAAAGAACTATGCTGTGATAGGAAATAACCCTAATTTGATATATCCTGGAACAAAATTAGTGATATAGAGAGATATTTATCTCTCTTTTTGTATATAATAAAGTAGGTAGTAAGATTTAGATGACTTTTGTTTAAGAAAGGAGTAGTGGTTTAAATGGCTATCTCAGGTTATGCTGGAAAAATCAACAATAAAGGAAACCAAAAAGTTGAACCAGTTTACAAAACTAGTGCTGCTAAATCACCAAAAGTAATTACTGGTGGAGATTTAAGAGCAAAAAAATCAAGCAAGTAAGACAGATAAACGGAAACCCACCGACATTCGTCTTGAAAATAGGGTAAAGGAGAAATAATAATGAAAAATGATAAATATCTTCTGTTCGATATTCAAATGTTTGCAGAAGATTTGGCTGATAATACATTAGATGAAGAAGAACCTACAGGTGTTTCTTTAGATGGTGATGCTACTGACGCCGGTAGCGATGATGGAGATAAGGTTGACGAACCTATCGACAAGACAAAGGCTTTTAGTGAGAGACTTAAAAATAAGACTAAAGAGATTGAAAGTAAATATGACAAAATGTTTAATGATAAATTAGATAATGTCGCCAAAATAAATGGGTTCAATTCTTGGTCTGAAATGGAAAAGGCTCAAAATAAAAATGCCTTAATTGATGCAGGAGTT